AGTCAGTATCCTGAGCAAGGGCATTAGCAGAAAGACCGAAGTAAGAATGATACCCAGACTTCTTAATAGTAAATGCCCGTTGCTTTTTCCAGATACTCATAGTCTTTTCATACTCGGGTCCATAATACCCACAGTAGCGGCGAATGAAACTACCAGCATCACGAGACTCAAGCACACGAATACCAATAAAGTTGATATCCTTAAACTTGTCACGCAGATTACGAAGCATAACATCAGTAAACTCATACCACTCACAGTCAAGGGAGTAGGTCATACCAGTCTTACGATCGCGGAGGAAAGAATTGGGTCCAATATAGCTGGTGCCCACAAAAGGTTCATCCTCCCAGCGTCGCTGGACTTCACGGTGATACTTGGGCATTGCTGCCTCACCATCGGTCAAAATGACGCACTGAACTTTCTGGAGTTTGTTCTCCTTTTGAAACTTAGGAAGAATCTGATGAAGAGAAACAAGAGTCTCATTCAGAGGAGTACCAGAAAGACTAAGACCGTAGGGAATGTTATAACGGGTATAGCAGTTATAACGAAAGGCAGTAGCAAGACGGAAGATGTTCTTCATCTGTTCTTCCAGTGTCTTAGAATTAGTCTTGCTGGTGAGCATATTCATCAGAGAGAACCACTCACCAACCTGAACCAAACCGTCTTTCTTGGTATAGGCAAGTTCACGGATAGATGCCTTATTATCTTCATCATACTTCACCAGAGGATAGTCACTGGTGAAAGCATAAACTTCAAAAGGAATGGCAACTTTCTTACAGAACCAAACAAGGTTAAAAAGTTGTTTGACAGTATCACCCATCACATCACCCATAGAACCAGACCAGTCAAGAATAAACACCAGACCGTGATTCTTGCCATCGGCAAGAGTGGTAACCTTCTTAAAAAGATCTTCGTTGTATTTGTAGGTATGAAGTTTGGTGCAGTCCAACACACCAGTACGGGCAGTGGTAGCCCGGGCATAGGAATCTGCTGCCTTGCGACACTCAAACTCTTTGACCAGATAGTTGACTTCTTTCTGAGCAGACTTCTTAAACTCCACAAACTTCTTATCAACTTCACCAAATATTTCTTCGGTGGTATATTCATGTTCTTCCATCCAAGAACCCCAGTATTCTTTACACTTGTCGTGAATTTCGGAGTTAGGGACAATGATTTTGTTCAGATCAAGTTTGGGAAGTTCCAAATAAACATTCTCAATACCATTGTGATCAACCAAGTCCTTGAGTGCTTCCTCAAGTGACTCCATAGTTTTGACTTCAGGTTCCTCACTGGTTCCACCACCAGTAGAACTAGGTTCTTGCTGCTTTTGCTCAGAAGTGCTGCCATGAGAATCGGTTTCTCCAGGTTGCTCCTGACCATCTTCACCTTCTTGTGGTTGCTCACTGAAGTCAGAAGCAGGTTGAGTGCCACCATCTTGCTGAGACTCAAGAGAGTCCATAGAAGTCTTCATTTCCTCTTCCTGCTTCTGCTTACAAAACTTATAGAGCTTCCAAGCAGCAGCAAGAACATCAACAAAAGTTTCAGTCTCTCCAATCAAGGTGACAAGTTCTTTCTCATCATCCTCAAAAGGAACATCTACAAAGTTCCCAATCTTGTAGTAAAGATTGACTTTATCAGCAAGGTTGTAAGTGATAAGGTCATCATCACCAATCTGGAAGAAGTCCTCATCGGACAACTCCTTATAACCATTATAGAAAGTCTTAGAGAGACCTGCATACCGACGCTTCATCAGTTTTTCAATGCGGGCGTCCTCAACCACATTCACAAACTGTGGAGGAATCTTGTGGGTCTTCAACCAATCCTCATCGGGAGTGTAGAGAGCATGACCTACTTCATGACCCACCAGGAGATCATAGACAGTGCTGCTTGCCTTATCCCACATCGGCAGAGTCAACACACGAGTATGAACGTTAAAACAAGCAGTTTCTACTTTCTTGTGCTCCACCACCAGATCCTCAGTGGCAAGGAGTTTAGCAAGTTGGGACTTGATTTCGTGGCGAACGGTCATTGCTCTGTTGCGTATGAACGTATCATACAAAAGAACCCCGCCTTTTGGGCGAGGTCATGTGCCGCTTCTTAAAGTGGCTCAGTCGTGCTTTTGCTTGTCGGAGTGCTTGCGGTTTCAGTTTCCGCTTCTGCTCCTTCTTGGAATGATGCTGCCAGTTTGGAGTGTTCATTGTTCTTGGGTCTATGAAGACACTTTACGGGAAAAACCTTTGACTTTCTCAAATCGGTGGACAGTTTCGAATTTGTCTTGCAGGTCTGCCTTATGTGAAATCACAAAGATATTAGCATCCTTAATGACATAACGGATAATTTTTAGGAACTCATCGGTGCCGAAACCATCAAGGGAGGAATCAAATACCTCATCCATAATCAGCAGGTTAGTATTCACGGAGTTTTTGAGTCGGGCAACTTCTCTCCAAGTAAAGAGTAGTGCAAGATCGATTCTCATTTTTTCCCCTTCACTAAATGAAGAGTATGAGAAGTCTTCGTGAATAGGTGACTCAACAGTTTCATTAAATTCTCCATCAAGTTTAAAGTTGATGTAGAAGTCCATCATCTGAAGATAGCGATTGACCTGCTGATTTATGAACGGAAGATACTTCTTAATGATCTTCGTTTTTACACCATCATCTCTGAGTAGAGAATAGGCAAAATCGTAATGAACGATTTCCTGTTTTTTGTTTGAGAGGTCTTCTATTGTCTTTTGGAGATTTTCTTTAAATTCTTCTAGTTTCTCATGTTCAGTATTTCGGTTTGCAAGGTTCTCGGCAATTGTTTGAATTTCATTTTCAAGATCTCTGATTTGTCTCTGGTTGAGGGAAATCCGAGTATTGTTTTGAGAAATGCCATGCGTGAGTTTTGTAATCTCCTGGGAAAGTGCGGTGAATTGACGCTCTCTTTCTTGTTCGAACTTGATGGTGTTTTCGAGTTCTTCGTAACCTTCCTTGAGTTCCTTTGCTTTATTTTGTGCGTCCGTAATTCTATTTAACCGAAACTCTTCCTCAATAGTCTGAGTACAAGTAGGGCATACCGTATTTTCTGTGAAAAACTTATGTTCTTTCGTAATCGCAGATACTTTCTGGGAAATTTTACCTCTCAAATTATTAAGCTTTACTAACTTATCACCAGCACCAATTACATTTTCCTGTTCCTTTGTAAGTGAATGAACTTTTTCTTCTGTAATTTCATTCTCATTCAGGTAAATGCCAACTTCCTTATCCAAATTGGCAATCTTTTCTTTGTTGGCATTGATATTGGCATTACCACGATTCTCCAACTCTTCGATGAAGTTCTGTTGCATCTTCATCTTATCTTTAAGAGTGTCTTTCTTAAGATCCAATGATTTGATCTGGTCTTTTTTCTCACGAATCTTATCTTTGACAAGACCATTCATAGCAGAGAAGATACGAATATCCAGAAGATCCTCAATGACTTCACGACGATTAGAAGTCGTTAGTTGCATAAAAGGAACAAAAGTGCTACTACCCAGAATCACAATCTGAGTAAAAGACTTATAGTTCACCTTGAGGATGTTTTCTTCCAGGATCTTTTGGTTGGAACGATCATCTGCTTCTTTGTGCAGTTGATTTCCATTTACCTCAATGTCAAACACATTGGGTTTGATTCCCCGACGAACAAGATAATCACGACTGTTTACCGAGAACTCAATCTCAACCAAACAATCTCTCTCATTGGTAGTATTAACCAATTGAGGTTTATTAATCTTACGAAATGGTTTATTAAAAAGAACAAATGTAAGTGCATCCAACATTGTGGATTTTCCAGCACCATTTGTTCCAATGACTAGATTGGTATGATGTTCTTGGAAATCAATCTCCGTAAACTGGTTCCCAGATGAGAGAAAGTTTTTATATCGAATCTTCTTGAAGGTTATCATTCAATTTAGGGGGAATAACAATGTCGTCTGGAGTGATTACGGCATATTTGTAATTATAATGCTTACAGGTCTTTATGGCAAGCTCATCATCAACTTCTACTACATCCATTATAGCATCTTCTTGGTCTTCTAGCATCATAGCATACCTTTCGGCATCATCCTCTTCCTCAAAGAGAAATAAAACTTTATGCCCATACCTATCTTGAACGGCATAAGCACCATCGTCTCTATTATCTCTAAGAGTGAGGAGAAACATTACTCTACTTCGCAGGCTTGTCTGTATAAATCTTGGAAGATACCTTTGATGATATTTTTATCAAACTCAAATTCAGACTCATCAATGTAACGATTTAGAATAGAAATGGTATTCTCTTCTTCATCAATCTCAAACTCTTCGTTCTCATGAATATCAAAGTTTTCTACAATTTTGAGTTCATGAACACCTGCCGAATGTAGTTTATCAATGAACTTCTCAAAGTCTTTTGGTTTTGACTTTTTGCGGACAATCACTTTTACAATCTTGTTTTCATACTCGGAGGCATTAAAAAGTTTGTAGTTGGTATCCTCATAATAGATATTATGAAATAATTTATAAGGATTGTTGATTGGAGTATGAGTGAGGGTTTCCGTATCAAAGATATGAAAACCACGAGTATCATTCACATCCGTCCAATACATCTCATAAGGATTTCCTAGGTAGAAGACTTTTCCGTCACTCGATCGAGTGTGATAGTGTCCCGAGTAGACACGCTCGAACTTCTCAAATAGTTTGCTCTCCAAACCGTGCTCCATGATGATTTGTCGATTAACTCTAAATCCTTGGAGTTCCAAGTGCCCCATCGCACACCTGCAAGTAGTCTTTTTGATAATGTTAAGAGATAGTTCTTCATTTCCTTGATTAATCCATGGCAAAAATAAAATGTCTAGTCCACCAACATTAACTTCTGTTGGTTTACTATAAGTTTTGATATTGGGATAAGTTTGCAAAAGAAGTTCTGGTGAGTTGACTTCATTTGTATTTTTATAGTATGTGTC